ATCAGCCCAAAACCTTCATAAAATTCAGCAAATGAATTCTAAGGGCGCCGCGTCAACGGGTGCTGAGAGCATGAAGAACTGCGCGATTGAACTTACTTACTACGAAAGGCCCACAAAAAAATACCCAGGTGGGCGTTTTATCGTGACGGCCAATTCAGTTTTGCTCGAGTACAAGGCACTTCCGATCGATGAGATCCCGTTTGCGAAGTTTGACGATGTGAAGGTGGGTGGAAAGTTTCACTCGGAGTCGATCATTACGCATCTTCGTCCCATCCAAGACCAAATGAATCGGACGATGCGAAGGAAGGCTGAGTTTCTAAACAAAGGTCTGGCGTTGAAGTTTTTGGCTCCAAAGGGGCATGGACTGACTCAAGAGTCACTAAATGACAACACTGAGGTGATTGAGTACAACCCAGTTCCAAGCGGTGCAGCTCCACAGCCAGTCCCAAGCCCTCAACTGCCAAACTACGTTTACACAGACACGGAATCTCTGAGGGGCTATTTTTCCGAGATTTCTGGAATCAATGAGGTGAGCAAAGGTCAAATGCCATCAGCGTCGATTCCGGCGATGGGAATGCAGATCCTTCAGGAAGCCGACGAAACAAGGATTGGCATTGTAACTGAGTCGAATGAGAATGCGTGGGCAGACGTTGGTCGCCACGTCCTCAAGTACATGAACAAATACTATGAGACGGAGCGACAGATTAAAGAGTCTGGGGCCAATGGCGAGTACACAATCATGAATTACTCGAAAGACTCGCTCAAAAACCAGACGGACGTGATTGTCTTAAAGGGCTCAACTCTTCCAAACTCAAAGGTGCTCAAGCGCCAAGAGCTTTTGAACCTGTTTTCTCAGGGGCTTTTAGGCGATCCGGCTGATCCGATTGTGCGGCGAAGGCTTCTTCAGCAACTTGAGTTTGGTGACATTGCTGGAGTTTGGGAAGATCAGCAAATAGATGATTCTCAGATCAAGAGAACGATTGAGATGATTGAGCAGGGTGTGGCTCCAGAAGTTCACGAGGACGACAACCACGTTGCTCATTTTGAGGCCAAAAATAGACTTAGAAAGTCTGAAAAGTTTTTGACCTATCCTCCGTACGTTCAAGAGCTTCTTCTTCAAGACATCGCCAATCACAAGTCCTATTTCGCTCCACCACCGATGCCACCAGGTCCAGCCATGCCTCAAGATGTAATGCCACAAGGCCAAGGTCCAGAAGGTGAGCCTGAGATGGTTGAGCCTCCACCGCTTCCATCAAAGGAAGTTGGTCTGGATCCATCTCTTGAGCAAGCTTTGTTACAATCCGAAGAACAGTTTGGGGGAATCAATGTTCAATAATCTAATGAAAAACCAGCTTCAAAAAGCTCTAAAGATCACGTTTGAGTTTGAGCCTGAGGACCTAAAGTCTGAGGACGATGAAATCAAGAAAGAGGGCCTAGCCCCAGCTCTTCCGAAGATGGATGAGAAAAAAGGCATGAAGGTCAAAAAGCCTGATTCTATGGAGCTCGATGAGATTACGATTTCAAAGCTTATCCCTGAGCGTGATGCTGAAGAGTACATGAAGATGGATGAGCGTGGGGAAAAGCCAAAGGGCTTAAGGGCCAAGGGCGAGATGGAAATGGTGAAAAGTCTTGCCAAGGGCAAGAAGGGTGAGAAAGTCTAGGGCTTCACAACCAAACAGGGAGCATGGCCAGTGTTTGAAGAAGCAACGGGAAAAGCCCTTCAAGGGCTCGAAGATTCACCCAAATCAGATAGCATTGAAACAAAGCCTTCCGAGGGGACTGAAGTCAGCAACCCCGAAGAGGGAAATCACAAAGCCGAGGCCGAGGGAATTGAATCTGAAGCCAAGCAAGACAACCAAGCAATCTTGGACCTTGCCAAAGTTCAGAAGTTCAAACTCAATGGCCAAGAAATGACTTTTGACGAGCTCCAGAAGTCAATTCTGAGGCAACAGGATTACACCAAAAAAACGCAAGCCCTGGCCGAAGAACGAAAGTTCATCGACAACCTGGACGCGGATCTTTTGGCTGTAAAGAAGAACCCGACTTTGGCCAGCAAGTTTAAAGAGGTCTATCCGGAGCGATTTCATCGCTATTTGGATGTGATCTTGGAAAGACAAGCTGAAGCTGAGGCTCGTGGTGAAGAGCCAAGTCAGAAGGCGCAGATTCCTGATGAGATCAGGAAGCGCATTGAACAACATGAAGAGGCCATCCGAGCGTTTCAAGAAGAAAAGACGCAAGCCCAGACTGAGGCTTTGGAAAACCTGTATGAATCTGTCAGCCAGGAAGCTGTGAAAAAATATCCACGGGCTGATTTGGTTCACGTTTATGGTGCTTTGGAGCAATACATCACCCAAAACAACATAACCGCAAAGCAGTTACTCACTCAGAGAGAGGCAACTCAAAAGCTTTTTGATCACTTTGCGAAGGCTTCGCATGATTCGATGATGAAGGCGTTTCAGGACTGGCAGAAGTCAGAGCTTGAAAAAGCAAGAAAGATCAACGCTCAAGCTGGTGACGTGGCTCGTGGTGGTGGGACGCCTAGCGCTCCACCTGTAAAAATGAAGCTTCGTGACGTTGCTGAAGCGATGATCGCAGACCTTAACCAATAAACTTTTAGGAGTTTTCAATGGCAAATTTATTTCAAACAATTTCTTCGGGTGTTTACAACCTGAAGAACTATTATCAAGGTCCTATCGTTGATCAGTTCAACGAGGACGTTGCAATTTATCGTGGCGCTGAAAAGGGCAAATATGCTTGGAGTGGTCTCCAGGTGAATCGTCCTCTTCGCACTCGACGAAATCCTGGAATTGGCGCGACAAGTGATGGCGGTGCTTTGCCGTCTATTGGACGTCAAGCTGGTGTTCAGGCTGTGATTGCTGCGAAGTTCAATTATCTTCGTTTTGGAATCACTGGCCCGATGATTAAGGCTTCTCAAAGCGACAAAGGCTCTTTCGTTCGCCAAGCTGCGCATGAACTCGAAATGGGCTACAAGGATTTGGCGTCTGATTGCAACCGTCAGCTTTCTTGGGATGGCACGAGTGATCTTGCTCGCTTGAATGCTGGAGCTGGTGCGTCTGCGACTATCGTCGTGAAGGGGCGTGAGGACGGAGAGCCAGCGTTGAAGTTTTTGGATGTGGGAATGGTGATTGACATTTACAACGGATCAACTCCCGTTGCTCAGTCTGTCACTATTACGGCAATCACTGGAACCGCCACGAGTGCAACTGCAACGCTTACTTTGGACACCAATGTTACTGTGTCTGAAAACGACGTTGTGGTTCGAGCTGGATCTTTCGGAAACGAAGTTCAAGGTCTTTTGACTCAGCTTGACGGTGGCACGAGCACAGTTTTTGGAATCAACCGAGCTGATTTTCCTATCACTCAAGGAAACGTCCTTGATTTGAACGGAAACCAGTTGACGCTTGATTCTCTCCAAAAGCTTTGGAACTTGGGTAAGCAGCGTGGTGGTGCGAAGTATTCGGCCATTTACTCTGACTTTGATTCGCAACGCTACTACCAGAAACTTTTGACGGTGGATAAGCGTTATGTGAACACGGTTAAGGGCGATGGAGGCTTTGCTTCCAAGTCTGAATCGTACCTTGAGTTCAACGGCATTCCTTGGGTTGCTGACAAAGATTGTCCGATTCGTATTTTCTTTTTGCCTCAAGAGGCTTTGGAAAAATACGTCCTTTGCGAGATGGAGTTCAGTGATGAGCAAGGCACGATGTACATTGCTCAGACTGGCGCTGACTCGTTTGAGGTTCGTATTCGTCACTTCTTCAACCTCTTCAACTCTCATGCGGCCGCAAGCGGTGTGTTAGTTGACTACGTTGCACCGTAAAGGATGCGATGATGGGCCCTAGTCTTTTCAGCCTTAACAAAGCGTTGAGAGCTTACGACAGGGCCCTTTTTGCGAAGCCTGACTTCAAAGGTCGGGTTTGTGTGATGCGAAAAGGGCCAAAGTGGGTTCTTTATGATTTTGAAGGTGTTGACATCTTGGTGAAAGAGTCGGTTGAGGACGTAGTTTTTGCGTTGACGGACAATTGGAGTCAGAGCGGGGTTGCTCGCGACTGGGGAATTGAGCCTGTGATGCAAAGGCTTCGAGAAATCGACTCATGGTCAAGGTCGGATTTTTTAAAAGACTGGGAGAGTTTGAAAGATAAAGAGCAAGAGGCAAAGCAAAGGGATTTCAGAAGGCGCACTGAAGATTACGCCTATGAAATCAGGGAAGATTTTAAAAAAGCTTTTAGTGATATTCGTTATGCCAACATGGACATGGCGAAAGATCCGAGAGCAAAAACAATGAAAGGATAGTTAAAATGGGAATTGCAAATAGGGACTTGGATAGTTCTGAGCAGCTTAGGGCGCTGAAGTACCAAGCGCCTTCAGCGATTGCAACGGGAGTGACAACTGCGGTTGGTCTTGTGCCAACGCCAGGTCAATTGGCTCAAGTTGTAATTGCTGGTCTTGGCGTTTCTGGATCGCCACACTTTACTCCATCGGTTCGTCGCTGGACTGCGGCTGGAGTTACGCAGTTTGCGATTGGTGGAGCTGTGACATTGGCGGCAAGTTTTGGAGTGTCTGGCTCTGTGGTTGGTGCCACTTATGCCATGAATTCAAGTCTTGCGGCTCTTCAGGCTGGCGACGTGCTTTATCTGACTTCAGGTGGTGCAAACTCGGCTGTAGGAGCTGGGACGCTTGTGGATTTTGTGATCAAGGCGACTCAGGATATTAAGACAACTCATGATATTAAATAAAGGCGAGTAAGCTCATTTGCCTTTACTTGAGAGGGGTTGGCCATGTTTTCCCCTCTCAAGGTTTTTGAAACGAGGGGGAGCCTTTGAGTAGTTTTGCAGATATTTTTACGCCAAGAGCTTCTGGGGGAAGTGGTAGTGGAGTCGGCGGCATAGACTATTTCGAGGGCTCAATTGATCTTGGCACCAACCTTGACGGCATCTCAACTTACGACGACACTGGCGCTTACGTTGACGGGACGGGTGGATCACCCTCGGCTATCACAATTAGTCGGAGAACCTCATCTCCCTTAGACGCTGATGGGGATTTACAGATTGCTAAAGCTGCATCGTCGGCAACGGGCGAGGGCGTCTCGTTATTGTCTGCTGCCGTGGACATCGCAGACCTTGGGCGTAAACTCTGGGTGTCATTCGAGTGGGACGGCACTGCGGCTAACTACGTCTCAAACGACATGAAGCTCTACGCCTACGACGTTACAAACAGTGCGATCCTGCCAGTGATCCCCGTAGTCGGTGCGACTCAAGACACAACTAACTTTGTTCCACAACTGCCGAACCTTAAGACTAAAGTTCAGTGCTATATCATCCCGCCGTCTACCTGCACTCAAGTGCGAGTGAGCCTTCACTGTCTGACGGATAACGCTTCAGCAAGTGCGTATGACGTGTTCGTGGCAAGACCAAGGCTGTCGCCTGATGCGACCGTGCCTGGGGCGATTGTTACTCCTTGGCAGAGCTATACGCCTACTATTACCGCTCAAAGCGGATCGCTTACAAACTTTTCGTTAACTAATACAGCTTATAAGCGAGTCGGTTCTGACCTTTATATTCGAGGAACACTTACTTTTACTGGGTCTCCAGGAACATGGACAAACCCACAAATCTCTTTACCAAGCGGTCTTACAACAGCCTCAGGCCAATTGCCTATGGGGAGAATAATAACATCTAATCCATCAAACGTATGGGAACTTGAAGTAACTATCGGGACATCCACTGACCGTGTGCGTATTGTTGCCAGTGCTTCGGCAACGGACGCATGGACTAACGTCACCAACACCACACCGTTTTCATATACGACAAATGACAACATTTCTTGGAGCGTTGGCCCAATCAGAGTCAATGAGTGGCAGGTTGCCTCCGCAGCACTCACCACAACTGAGATCGGGCTTCAGACGGTCAATGCGCTAATTAGGCGAGGGACCAACCAATCAATAAGCGCAACCAACGATCAAAAGGTCTTACTTGATACGGTTGAAATAGACAATTTCGCTGGGTTCAATCCTGCAAACAACCGATGGGTCTGCCCTAAACCTGCGCTGTACGACATTCGAGGCGTGGTTCAGGCCGACAGCACGCTCGGCGCAGGGCTTTACTGGTCTCGCATTTATGTTAACGGCGTAAGCGTTGCAATTGACTCCGAGGCTGTGGACTCGGTTGGAAATCCGACAGTTCGAACTTCCACTAGACTCATCAGACTAAATCGTGACGACTTTGTTGAGCTTTACGTCGGAAGCGGCACAGACAGCTCGTATACGGTTTTAGGCAGCACAGCAACCGCCATTGCCACGCACTTGGCAATCACCGAAGTTCCCGACTTCACCACCTTTGCACCCTTGTTTGATAATACGGATGTGGAGTTGTATTTGGATAGCGGTAACGGACACGGCTCGACTAACACTAGGATTCGACGCTTCTCGAACATTAGAAAGCAAACGGGTCGTAACGTCTACTACACTTACAACAGTGCAACCGAGAATACAGAAGGTGCGGCGGTTACAATCTCGGTTCCTGGACTGTATAGAGTAAACTACTCGGATGGTGCGACTGTGGGCTATAACTTTGGCGTCTCGGTAAACACTTCTGCTATATCAACGGCTATGGGTTCTGGTTTATCTTACGGTCAAGGTAAGCGAGCGTTCTATGGAGGGCTTGCAAACGGCACAGGACACGTATCTGTTGAGTTACGACTAAACGCTGGCGACGTGGTTAGACCACACACAGACGGCAACCCCAATGGAACGTCTGATAACATGAGATTCCAGCTCATCAGGATCGGTAACTAATATGGCGAGAAGGACTCAAGTATTTAGGGTTATGCCGTGGGTTGGCATTCAAGAGCAAGATTAACTCTCGAAACGAGAGAAAGGAAATAAAATGGAAGCTTTCATGGTCGAAATTGCTTCAGAGCATCCTTCCCTTTTGACTTTATTTTTCGGAATTGGAGTTTTGAGGGCTATTTTCAAGCCGCTTCAATTAGTCGTGGATAACTTTGTGGATTCTACTCCTTGCGAAAAGGATAATGAAGCATGGGCCGCAATTAAGGCGTCAAAATGGTTTTTGGTCTTGGCTTGGTTGCTGGATTTGACGGCTTCAATCAAGATAAAACAAACTCACAAGGAATCGTGAAATGTCAAAGACCTATGGAGTAGCGTTTTCAACGTCGGATCCAAGAACTTTTCCGTCTCTGGCTCCAACATTCATAGTTTTTAAGAACCTTCAAACTGGTGTTGACGTTACTCCTCCAGGCATTTCCCAGGTTGCAACTGGCGTTTACGCCTTTAACTGGGCTGCCACGCTTCCGATTTATTTCATGATGGATGGAATTACGGTTACTCCAGCCACAAACCGCTATGTTTTTGGTGTTTTGGATCCGGCGTCTCGGATTGATCAGCAACTCTCCCAGTATTCAACCACTTTTGCGGCCGTTTCATCCACATTGACTGCGCTTGGCACGACAAACGTCGCTCTTGGGACTTCTAATGTGGCCCTTGGCACGACAAACGTCGCTCTTGGGACTTCTAATGTGGCTTTAGGGACCACGGCAGTTGCCATTGGCACGTCTTTAGCGTCTGTTGCTCAGACTTTGATTGCGATTGGCGAGACCAACGTCGCGATTGGATTAACCAATGCGGCGATTGGTAACACTTTATCGATTTTAGACTCCAAAATTGGTTCAACTCTTTCGACGTTTGGCTCAATTTCTTCAGATCCGGTGGACATTTACGGATATTTGAAGCGTGTTCAGGAATTTTTAGAAGGCCAGAGCACCTTCACAAAGTTGAGTGGTGGTTGGGACATAAAGTCGAGGGGTGGAAGCTTAATTGCTTCAAAAACTTTGACCAACACTTCTTCTCAGGTGACGAAAGTTTAAGATTGGTCTTAAATTCTC